CAATACCGTCTTTACGGGCAACTGGAAAATCAGCTTTAAACTGATTGCCAGCAACTCCAAAAGTAAACGAAATAGCTGCATCAAGACCAGAAGCAAGACTATCCCATTCGGCAGTAGAGCCAACGCTATCTTTTGTGATAGTTGCTGTAGGCTGGCGATTTGCAATCTGAAAACTATGTTCACCGATTACATAATGCTCTTGCAAGTCATTACCATCATCAAATCCTACTGTTGCAACCTTGATATTGCCAAGAGACTCAGTAAAAACATCGACGTTGTTTGCAATAATAGGCTGAGAAGATTGATATGCTGCGCCAGCAGGTATTGTAGATGCTGCTGGTTGAGTATACAAAGCTTGCATTGTAAACTTCATAATAGTAGTTTGACCAATAGTGGTTTCAAAAGATACTTTACCTTTTGCGCCAATAAGCTTCCACAACAAGTTGTCTTTATAAATGTAAATAGTAGCAGTTTCTGAGGCGGTTGTAGATGGTTGATATGATACGCTTGTACCTGCAACAACTGTCTCAACAAGACCGCAAGCTTTAAGCAATGGTGCCATTTCTGGTGCATTACCAGCAGAACCAGATCCTTTTAATTCAACTTCAAGCTCAACTGTGGCTGTTTTCTTTCCGATCATGTGCGGAAGGTTGCCCATAGTTGTTTTAAGAACCTGACGGTCAATAGCCTCAACGTTTGGCGTTATATTTGCAGACTTAACCCTAATAGCGTCAGTAGCTGGCAACGGCAAAGAATCAGTTCCTGATACCGTTTCTATTTTTGTTAAGACTACTCTATCAAAAATACTCATTTGTTACTCTCCTTGTTTTTTAATTCCTGCTCTTCTCTTCGAAGCAACACATGAGTTCTTGTATTAACCTCTTTATTTTCACACTTTTTTTCTTTAGCCATTACAAGCCTCCAGCAATATTACCTTCATAAGTTATTCTTAAAGGTCTTTCAAAAAAACCGTACGGAGCGAACTTTGAACCAGAACGCTCTGTATACGGCATAATACGAATTATAGCAACTTTTCCATTAAGTGTCAAATTGCTTGATATAATTTTCTTTAATTCTGCATCAATTCTATTTAACTCGCTTGATACGCCATTGTGTTGATTTACATAACCAATTATGTTAACGTCAAAATGTATATCAGCAAAACCGCCAGTTTTCCAGTCAAATGATTCAACACCGTCGTCTTCAATTATAATGCAAGGAAACTGAACGGACGATATATCATCAATAGGCTTGAACTCTCTAGTTACAAGCTTAATATCAGGAATACCTTTTAATAGTTTTTCTAATTCAACTAATATTTCTTCACGCACGGGCTAGTGTCCTCTGAGAATTAACTCTACGCTCCAAGTCAGAAAAGTTACCATCGCCATTAAAATCATATAAAGGCAGTTTTTTAACAATTTCCCACTCTTCGTTATAATATTTTTTATAAAAATCTGCTTTTCTTGAAAAACTATCCCCATCAACATCTTTAAATGTTGACAGTTTTGGATATATATAGCCAGACGCAACACGGTAAATAGTAAGCTTTTTAAGTGCTTCCGCATTAAGTTTTGTTACATCTAACGGGTAAAAACCAAAACTTCCGCCTATATCGTGGCTTTCTGATACAAGAAAATTCTTTCTTACAGCGTCCATCCACCATCCTGACTTAATAAGGTTAACAACGTCATCTTCTGCAAATGCAATCTCTTTAGTAAATGAATTTAATCCATAAGAATAAATATCAGGAATAAAGTCTTGCAAATCAGATTCTGTAATAAACATTATTTATTCTCGTTCTTAACTTTAGCTTTGGAAGTTCTTGTTGTCTTAACTTTAGCCTTAGTTTTAGCTTCTTCTTCGGCTTTAGCTTCTTCCTCTGCCCTAGCTTTAGCTTCTTCTTCGGCTTTAGCTTCTTCCTCTGCCCTAGCTTTAGCTTCTTCTTCGGCTTTAACCCTTTCTTCTTCTTCAGCTTTAGCTTTAGCTTCTTCTTCAGCTTCATCCATATAAATATTTTCCAACTCATCAATGCAAGATTTTTCAGATTCTGCGCAATAATTAACTTTTTCGCAGACTTTTTCTGCACCATATCCTTTTACAAGAAGCTCAATTCTATCTTTTTCGGAAGAGTCTAGAACAGCCTCAAAACCATCTTTTATAGCGCTAAATACAACTCCACCCTTAATGATTGAGTGACCATTGCTATAGCCATGTTCTTGCTTTACTATTAACTTTACTTTAGACATTTTGTATTCTCCATTTTTTTTGTTTAAATAAAAAAGGAGCGGCGGTTAAGCCGCCCCTTTAAAGGTTTACCTTTTAGGTATTATATCTTAACACCTTTCAATTTAGCCAAGCCATTACGATTGAAAGAGGCAAAGTTTGCAATCCATCTTACACGAATAAGAGTATCATCAGTGTTTTCCTTCTGTCCTATAGGAATAACATCAATACCCATATTGTTCTCAGGCGCAATGCCAGCAATACCCAACTTGCGAGTACCATCATCAAATACACCTGCAAAGATTTCTGTCTCGTTTGTACCTAAGCCCAAGTTAATAGGCAAAGCATCATTTGCGAAAAAAGGAATCCCGTCAAAAGACATAACGTTACGACCAGATGACAATTCAACATTTACTGGTGCAGATCCACCCAAAGAAAGTCTGTATTCGCGATACAAACGCAATACAGCTGGATGAGCAACGATAAAGTCAACAGCACCACCTTTTGCTTTTACATTGTCAAGCAATGCATACAAGTCTTTAACAAGCTCTGCGCCAGTTGTTGCAACACCTGCTGTACCTGAGATAACATCAAAAGCAGCGTCTGCCAAAGTTGAGTATGAATTCATCAATGGAAGTGTACCATTGCCTGTAGCCATACCTCTTTGGAAATCCTGACCGATTTTGCGCGCTTTAGATCTAACCTCTATAGCCAATTGGTCAACGCCAGCAGAACCAGAAGTGGACTGAATAAGACCGTCAACTTCAGCATCGCCGATAATTTTGGTAGGATAAAAAGTAACTTTAACGGTTTGCGATGGGTTTTTAGCCAAGACTGAATCACCTGGTAGATAAAAACCAGTATCACCTTGAACTGATTCGCGGTTTACTGTTACATTTTGACCTGTAAAGCCGTCAAAAGGAAGTATGTCAAAGAGAGGGTCAACAATAATAAAATCGTTAACAACACCTTTAACTAAATCGTTGTGAATAAGCTTTGCAGCTTCGATTAGAGTTTGTGTAGCCATTTTATATTCTCCTAGAATATTTATTGTATTTTTATTTTTTTGAGGATCTGCCTCGTTAATAACCTTTTGTTTTAAGTGAACGGCTAACACTCACTTTGAGGCTCTACCTCGTAAAGCGCATTATACACCTTATTTTAAACTCTGCAAGCCTTTTTTAATAAGGTCAAGAGAATTAAGTTCTTTTTCAGCAGTTTTTCCTGTACCACCATTGTTTCCAGCGCCATTTTCCGCGCCTTTTACCAAGTAAGACCTTTCGTCAAGAAGCGATTTTACTGCAGAGTCAATTGTTATAGGGTTTCCATTACCATCAGTGGCGATTTCTTCACCTTTATAAAACTTAACCTTTCCATCGTCATCAACGGCTGTGTTATATTGTGACTTAAGGATTGTGATAACATCATCATTGTTAATAGCATTATTTGCACTAGCAATTTTCTTAATTTCATCATCAACAACCTTTGATTCGTATTTTCTTTTCCATTTATTTGCTTGCTCTTCGTTTTCTTTTATTTTTTCAGACAAAGAGGCTGTTTTTTCTGAAATTAATTTCTCGTATTCGCCTTTTTCCAGTGCCTTTTTCTCTTCAATTTCTTTTTGTTTTTCTTTTAGCGTTTTGTATTCTTCAATATCAACGCCCTCAAAAGATGATTCTGTTTCGCGTAATTTTGTGCGGTATTTTGCAGCATCGTTTCTTGCTTCGGATGTTTTGTTTCTCTCTTCCTCAAGCTGAGCTTTTAACTCTTCAACAGTAGGCTCATCGTTTGAACCGCCAGCAATATATGGAATGTAATCACCATTCGGCATTAACCACATATTTTTATTGTTTTTAGTTACTCTTTTAGGTACTGTATTCATCTTTAAATTCCTTTTTCTTTTTTTTAATTGCTTTTTGCAATTTTGCGTATTATACATTTACTTTTTATTGTTGTCAACCTATTATAGGTGCAAAATGGTGTCTACACCTCCAGCCGCCTCTTGTAACAAACGGGTTTCCAGATTTTTTTCCTTTCCAAGACGCTTTATTCCAGTCCTGTATTTCACTTAAAGTAAGTGTTTTGTTTAAGTGGCTTATACACCAAGGGCGACTATCTTTAATAAGGCTTCCTATGTATTCATACGACTCAATTCCAGCTTCGTTACCCTTTTTCAACATAAGCGTAGCATCGGTCTCCATAATAAAGGTTTCAACCTCTGTTTCAAGAACGCCTTTTAATGCTCTGCCTACTATTTTTTTGTTAGGAATTATTAAAGCAGACGTTTGCTCTGCAATAATGTCCCTATCAACATCACTTAACAATGACGCATAAACAAGAGCAGATATTTGAGATTCATATTCGCTTCTTATTGATTTCATTATATTAAGGTTTGCCTTTGATAGGCTGTTCATTAATTTTGTATCCTCTTTATTGTAAGTTAATTTTATATCAATATCATTAAACTCTTTCTTTATTCTTTTTGCTATATCGTTATATATATTAATACTCGGTTCTATTGAGGCAAGAGGCTTGAATGCGTCTTTTATACGATTAAAAATGATAGAGAACGACTCTTTGCCGCTTAAGTTTGATACTACCGCAGATATATTTGCATTAACCTTTACTAATGTATTATTTATTTTACTTATTCTATCATCGACTTCTTTCATAGGTTTACCATTTCTTTGTATGATCTTATGAATCTTGTTGTTTCCTTTTTATTTAAACCAAAAAAATCTCTTTTCGGCATCTTTCCTTTTCCTAATATGTGTCTGGATGCTTTGACTGCCTCCTCGCTTCGTGTAAAATAAACTTTACCTTGACTAGCAGATATCCTTTTTGACTGTATTGCAGACATCATTTTACCTGAATCGTTCAGGTTTACATTTCCATTAAAAAACTTTCCTCCTTTCTTTTTCTTGTATGATATAGTTGACTTTGCATAAGGTTTAAACGACCTTCCGTTTTTGTCCTTGCCTTTTAAGGTTCTTTTTTTAATGTGTGTAGCTATTGCAGCAGTAACTTTCTGGATTGCCTTGTCAGATTGCTTTAAGAACCTAGACGACCTTTCGCCTAGGCTCTTTGCTACAACTTTTGCATTTGTATCAATACTAAGCATTTAACGAGTTCGTATCAATAGAATTTCCAGACGGTTGAGAATCGCCAACCTCTTTGGAGATTGCCTTTATAGTCTTGTCCTCGGCGTCTGTTAATACTTTTCTGGATACCCGTTCTGCTATTTCTTTTTTGAATGTAGCAGAATCAACAAATGTACTAGCCTTCATCATCTGGTCAAGCTCAAAAGATAAATCGCGAACGCCAAATCTTCTTGTATAATTAACACTTCCGCTCCATACTGTGTTATTCCATAGGGCTATCAATGAGAATATACCATTTTCTGTGTTTTCAAGTGCTTCGGCTTTATCTGCAAGTATTGCATTTAGTTGCTGAAATCTTATTTCTAAAGCAACGCCAGACTCTGCGCCTTTTGCAGACATTGAGTTGTCAGTTCCGCCAATTTTTGAGTGATATTTAATATCTTCAAGCGTCTGGTTTCTCCACATTAAAATCTTATCAAGCGATAGACCATCAGGCTCTACCCATCTGTGTTTAGCGTTTGGTGAATCAGGGTCAACCTCTAAAACATTTGTTGTTCCGATAGTAATCTCACCATTATCGGTTGCAGGATTTGGTCTTCTAGGTACTTCCAAAAATGGAAATGCAGTATTCTCAATTATTTCCATTGCGCTTGAA